TCCAACGTAAGGTCTTGCCATATCGGGTTCATCATAGTTTGGATTAGAAACCCCAAAGCCTTTAAACCCACTCATAGGAGGTGCGGCGTGATTAAACTCAACTAACCTTGCTCCACTAACAGAATGAGAAAAATCTAAATTAAGAGAATCTGGAGGTAACTGAGTTGCAGAGCTGTGATTAGTTACTTTAATTAAGTTATTAGATAAAAATAAGCTTTTGTTGTTATCTTCTTGTACAGATAATTTTCCATTTGGTAAGAATAAAACTCTATCTGCATTTAGCGGCCCAGTACAACCACTCATCAATACATTGCTACTATTAGCTCCAAGTTTAAATTTATAACTTTCACCGTCATCAGCGTTTAGTAAGTTTCCTATTAAAAGATTATAGTTACCACTAGAAGATGCGCCAGCGCCATAGCCAATTCCAATATTGTAATTACTTTCAACAACACCACTAAGAGCAAGAGAACCAAGGGCGGTGTTATAATCGCCAGAAGTATTTAATGCTAAAGCTCCATTACCATAGCCTACATTGTGAACAGCGCTATTTAAATGTTGTCTATCTAAAGTAGATGACAAACCAGCAAAAGTATTGAAATTGCTATCTTGATAAACTAAGCCATCGCTATGAAGAAACATATTTCTGGTCATGTTTAATTCATTGCCAGCATCATCCATTGTAAACGTTCTTAAGGTCTGACCAATGTTTGTAGGAGTTCCGCTAGGCATTTCTTTACAGTATATCTGACCGTGAGTTGATATTGTACTGAAAGTTGGATGCAATCCGCTTACAACATGAATAGCTATTACGGCGTTAGGCGAACCATCATCACCGACAGTTAGATGACGATTAAGAGAGCCACTAGACAATATGCCAAAATGACCATCTTTGGTAATCTTTGCAGCGTTTATCATGCCAGAAGCATCATACATGTTAAACTCTGTAACACCACTAGCTCCACCGTTATATTTAATTTCAAGACCACTAGACAGGCAGTTAAGGTTTGTTAGTAACTGTAAAGCTGAAGATACTTGACCAGCATTTTCAGCAGTGATTCTAGCAGCGGCATTATGATTTGTTCTAACATTAAAAGATGTTTGAGGTATTACAGCGTCTCCACCTTCGCTGAAATTATTTACTCCTAAAATTCCACCATTGCTATGATTCTTCATGAGTATTAGATTATTAACACCATAAGAAGAATTATCATGAGAGGAGATTACAAATCTATCGAGTTTAGGGCCAGAGTATATTGTATTAGAAGCATCTATATATTTATGTGTAAATCCATTTAATTTATCAAGACTGTCATCATCTTTTTCTCTTTGTTTAGCCCCAGTGATAAATCTTTGACCAACAGTAACTCCACTTTCTAGTGATCCCACAGTTACAAAATAATTATCGTTTACTCCAGAAGGCGACAGCATGTTAACGCTACCCATTCCAGATAATAGGCCACTACTGGAACCCGGATTTATTCCAAATATTCCACCGCTATCAGATGTAATATATAAAGCTCCGCTATTTAAATACATTCCAAACTCTGACTGACCAGAGGAATATACTACAAGGTCCAGCTCACCACTATTTAAAAGCCTTGGAGTATGTATATGACTACCAGAAGTCATATGCAAGCTAATATTACTTTCCCAGAAAGATCTAGAAAGATGATTATAATCTTCAAAAGAATGGAAAGGAACTGGAGACTCGCCAGTAGGTCTAAACAAAAATTCATAATCAACACTTTGGTCAGTACCCTCACCACTACCACGAATAACTAGACCACCACCTGAAAGTTGTTCTGGTGTTAAATAAGCCTCTGGTGGATCTCCACTAGAAGCTACATACAAAACTTTACCTTCGTAATGATTATCTGATATTGTGTTAGTAACATCAGTAAATAGATGACTAATATAACCGCTAGCAAAATATGCACTAGAAGAACCTAAGTGATAAACTTTGTTGTCGTGTGGTAATATACTTCCAGAAACTTTTATTGCATCATTAGAATCTGACTTAGATATTAATACGCCACTAGATAGTATAATATTATTAGTATGTACGTTTTGCCATTTATAATCTTTATGGCCGATATCAAAAGTATTGCCCACAGTTGGAGAAATAGCTCCGCTAGATTGAATAACACCAATAGAGTGACTGTATAAAGTTCTAGTTCCAACTCCAAGCACGAGATCTTCATTTAAAAGATTGCCATATATTAAAGGAGTCAAACCAGATCCAAGAGGATTGTCGCAAACATATTCTTCGTTAGCTGGGTGATTAGCAATAAATAATTTATAGTTTTCGTCTTTTGAATAATAACCAGCTCCATGCCCAATCGCTATATTAAAATCACCAGTTTTATTTCTAGTCAAAGCATAATTACCAATACCAACATTTGCAAAGCCATTAGTATTTGCACTAAGACTATTGACACCAAATGCAGAATTATTATCACCAAAAACGTTGCAGCTAAGGGCAAAAGTTCCTACAGAGGTATTACCACTTCCTTGATAATTATTCTTAAGAGAAGCATATCCAACAGCTGTATTGTCGTTAGTGACATAACTATCTAAATGCAGTTTGCTTATTGCTTCTTCACCAACTATAGTACTTCTATTAGATGGCGTATAAAAATTTGAAGAAGTTAATTTTGCAATAGTAATATCTTTTGTGCTATCTAGCAACAAATGAACAGAGTCAATGAGATCTATTAGATTATGACGAATATCTTCTGGAGAAATTTCTTGATTAGAATTGTTATTGATATCCGCATTTATACTATCAACCAAGTGGTTTTTAGAAACAATAGTCATTTGGTAGTTCTCTCAGGTTATTTTAAGCTAATTTCTAAAGAATTTGTATCAAATTTAATACTGTCTCCTGTAAAGATGTTTCTAGGATTTTGCAACTCTGAGTACATTAATACATTTCCAGAGCCAACAAACTCGCTGTCCGTAATAACAATTCCTGAAATAAAACCCCAATTGACATTAGCTGTTGGAAAAGCTAGTTGATTTTTATTTTTAATAAATCCATTTCCATCGTATTCGATATAACCCGGATCTGTCGAGCTATAGTCTCCAGAAACAACAACTCCATTTGGACCGTAAAAAACTACACCGGGGTGAGTTTCTGTAAATGTATATTCAGTTGCAGCCTGAATCGTGTCAGTTGATTCAGATACTGCTTTAACAGCATCTAAATACAGCGGATAAAAGTATCCACTATTAGGTGGTAATCCAACTCCAGATTCAGAAGAATTAACTTGAAAAGATGTTGTTGTATCAATTCCAATTTGATTCCATACATTATTGCCATCTGTGCTGTTTCCAAGATTTATTCTTCTATATCCAGTGTCAACGAAAGAAGCACCCTTAAAAGCTCCAGAGGGAAGTTCTTCAATTGTTTGTCCACTATCAGTATCTGTTGGCACAGTACTAGTTAGTCCAACGGAAATGTTCGATGGGCTTGTAAATGTTTCTCCAAAAAATATATGTTTCAATATGCCTGATTCAAGATAATCAGATAAAGCAGCCATAATCTTCTCCTGTATAGAGTCCTACGAGGGTGTGATTCTACTGTTATATACACGAAAAAAGCCACCCCCAAGCAAATGAGGGCGGCTTTTCGTTCTGTGCTATTGGTACAGATTAGAATGAGCCAAGGATCACTCTACGGTTGTCCAATACACCAAAGCCAAGCTCTGCAAAGCCGTAATATCCAGCTCGCTGCTGACGATGAAGAGTAGGATCTTCAAAGACCTGCAACTGCTCCTTAACGGGCATTACGAAGCTATCACTAGCGGACTGATCAAGGCCAACGACTAGCTCAAGGTCGCTACTTTGAACAGCACCAGAAAGTTCGCCAGTGAAGAAAGTCTGATATTCCTGACCTTCTCCAAGCTCATCAAGATCATGAAGATTAACACCAAAGATCCGTGTGATGGGAGCGCCACCTTCTGGAGCGGTGTAAATCTCACGACGAGTTACCTCGTCAACTTGATCAAGACCCCAATTGCGAACATCCTCAAGAGCTTCTGGTGAAACGTAGATGTCAGTAAGACGACCACGACCAGTGGAAGCACTGTTGCCACCAGAGTTCCTACGCATAACTGTTTGCATAAGAGAAACAAGTCTCTTGCTAAACAATCCAGCAGTTGCGTCACCGTCGAACACGAGAATGTTACGGTCAACGCCAGCAGCGAGGATCGTGTGCCATCCATCGTCGTTCATCTTCTTAGTGAAACCAGCTTCCATGACCTGCATGGCGCGACCAACAATGTCCCAACGAGCTTCACGGGCATATCGGAGGAGGTAATCAACCGAAGATGCAATGCTGTAAGTTGGGATCATTACGTAGTCACCTTCAACCGAACGCTCTGGAATTCTACCATGACCGGGGTTGGTGTAAGCTACATGCTCACCTTCAAGTCCGGGGCTGATAAGATCAAGAGGAAACTCAGTTGTTGAACCAGCTTCTACGTTAATGGTTTCAAAAATATCACCAAGGATGTTACCAACAAGGACACCCTTACGAAGTGGAAGCTCAAGTGCTTTAGCGAACTCTCGCTGGGCAGCTTGCGCTACATTTACATCACCATCCCCTGACTGACGCAGGAGACTAATGAATTCATCACTAGGTCTTTCATTAATAGGCATATTATAATTCTCCTTTATGTGTTATGTTCAGGGAAGGTTAACTTCGACTTTGGCGTAACCATCTTCATCCTTAGAAGACAACCATCGTCCAACTTGATAAGTTCCAGCCATAGCAAGCGCACCAGCAGAAGCTGTACTTGCATAAGCTCCAGATCCAGCTACAGGATCTTGACCGTTAATGTCATTAGTAACAACGTAACCCTTGCGAAGAACCGTTACCTTTCCACCCTTTTGTACTTCATCTTTATGTTGATTAAGATGAGTACGGGTAAGATCCTTATTTACTACGTCGTTAAGAAGAATACCAACTGGAACGCCAGCTGTGTGCTTCTTCACAAGGTTTACACCCTGATCCATCGCAGCGCCTGATCCAGCTGTATCATGAACGACGACGCAACCACGGGTGGCTGTGCCAGCATTATAGAAAAAGCTGATATCAGTTTGAAGTTCGTATCTATCTGATTTTAAAGCCATAATTATTTTCTCCTTTAAAATTATTTGCTGAGTACGTTTGATTCAAGCCATTGAGCTACACTCGCTCTGGTGGCCTCTAGTTCATCTGTTTCGTCAGAAGCGTCTACGAGAGTAGCTTCAGAAGTTTCGACATCTTCCAATGCCTCTTCAGCAGTAACTTCAGCTTCAGCTTCTTCAGCTTCTTCTTCAGCTCCAGCTTTCTTCTTCATTACAGCTTCTTCTTCGTCGTCCTTCTTTTTCATGACAGCCTTATCTTCTTCTTTTGTTGCCATCTTCTTTTTCATAACAGCAACAACGGTGTCAAAAGCTTCGTCATCAAGAGCGTCATAAGCTGCAAGTGATCCTTCAGCTTCTTCAGCGTCGAAACCAGCGTCAACCAATGAAGCCTTACGAGATTCTGCTTTTTTCTCGTCCTTCATTTTCTTCATTTCTTTCATCTTTTCGATGAACTCGTTATTCTTAGCTTCAAGACTTTCTTGAAGTTCAGTAATTGCAGCATCCTTAGCCGTGACAGACTCTTCAAGAGTCTTAATTGCTTCAGCTTGTGCAACAATGTCACTTTCAAGCTTTGCAACCGCTTCGGTATGTTCTTTTGAAGTTGCTTCGTCGAGAGAAGCTTGAAGAGTAACGCACTCTTCTTTAGCAGATGCTAGCTCACTACGAACTTCAGCAAGCTGCTTTTCTAACACATTAGTATCACTCATATCTGAGCCTCCTAAAGTTAATAAATCTTCGTTAACACTGTTTGAACTAGCTCTGCTAGCATCCAAAATTACACTTCTAGGATTCGCAGGTTTGGAAACCAAACCCTTTCCTGAAAAAGAAATGTTTTGTAAAGAGCGACCAATCTTCCTGCCTTCGTACTCACCTGTGCCACCATACGCTCTTAAATGTTTTGTTAAAAATGCGGAACCCTCGTTTCTCTGTAAGATGCTAGCTTTTCCATAATCATCTGTAAGAGCATAATCAAAACCAGCAAATAAGCATTCCATAGAAACGAACCATTTGCCCTCTTCTATCTCGGCTATAATTTGTTTCATTCTTTCTCTGTTTTCTGGATCTGTCCAGCTATTATAGAGAACTGCCTCTGAGACAATATCAAAGTCTTTGGGAGCTTCTTCAGCTTCTACCTTATTACCTTCTTTGTCTACTACATAACTACCAGTTATATGACCAATAATGTCATTTTCGTTATGCATAAAATTGAATTGTTTATCTTCCGGTGTATTTCTAGCTGCAAACGTAGCTTCTGAAGTAAAAACATCATCATTCTTATTCCAACCCGTAGATACCAAAATTGACTTTATATAATATAAATCAAGTTGTTTGGGGTTAGCGCTTTCCGCTTTTACTTTTTCAGCAAAAGCAATAGTTTCTGCATCACCACCTGTGCATAGAATTGCAGGCGCACAGTAGGCTAAACTCGCACTAGATTGAACGAGGTCAGCTACGCCATCAGATATTTCTTGTGGATATATTTTCATTGTTACTCCTCAACAACATTATACACAAAATAACAAAAATATCATTAATCGTGCATTTTGTGGTCAATATATGAACCAATTACATATTTTCTGTACGTATCTATATTCATACTTTCAATGTTTACATTTTTGCTTTCAAGATCTTTTGTGAACTTTTGAGGAGCTTTAACATTGTTTTTTAAGGACTTATAAATGCTAGCTTCAGAAACATCATCACCAATATCAAAATTAGTAAATATATCTAGCTTTAATTTTTCTAAATCAGCAAACTGGGCTTTAGTTAGTTGTCTCATATTCTTCTTTTGATTAACTTCAAGAAAAGCCTTTGTAACAACCTCTGATATTTTAGACCAAGACTCTTCCGCATATACAAAGCACTCTGCAACTGATGGCTTAGATCTTGGTTTTTCTACCCTTTTTTTTCTTGGTCCATCGTCCTGTTTAAATAAAGGTCTACCGCCCTGAACTTCTATATCTGTAGTCTTGTCGTCAGGAGCTGGATCATCCTTTGTAGGGTTTGGCTCTGACTTTTCTGGAGGAGGAGGTGGGTGAAAAGGTCCAGCTTTTTCTGGCCCAACAGTATCTCTCTTGCTAAGTTCGCGTTTAATTCTAATATTTTCAATCTGAGGAATTTCTTTAAACCTCTCAAGAAGGGTTTCATGACTAATAATATCTCTATCAGCAAGCTGAATAAGAAGATTCTTTTCAGAGGCTTCGTCAGATAGAGTCATTTGATCAAACTGGATGTGAGCTTTATATCTGAAACCCATAGCCTTGCGGACTATCTCTAATTCTTTTTCCCAAAATTTAACCAATCTATCTCTACCGTATTGCAGTCTTTCTACTAATGTTTTTAATGATATAAAGTTATTAGTAAATCCACCACCATTTCCAGCCATACCAGTAAGCGTGGGAGGAACACCTAGACCAGCATATATACTATTAAGAACAGAAGTATATTTTTCTGAACCTAAGAACTTATGCACATCTGTACTAGATTCTTGGAATGAAAGCTCTGGACCCCAAACCAATTCCATTGTACCGCCACCAACATTACTAGCTAGAATATCACGCAGCTTATTTATAGCGGCTTTATTGGGAAGAATCTTATGATCAAGGCTACCCAGAGTCCACAGTCTAATATTAGAAATAGCTCCATCAAGGGCAGAAAGATCTGCTAGTCTCATTTTTTCAAGCATTATAATATCATCAAGAATTGCGTAGATCATTGGATTAGCCCATTGTCGCCAATCATCTTTTTTATAATAGAACATACTTAGTCGTTCTGGATCTAAAGGTATTTCTTTTTCTCCACGAATTAAACTCTGTTTGACGTTTGTTGGTAGAGTTTCCAGAACATGATTTGGTATGTCTCCAGCCTTGAATTTATCAAAGAAAGAATTAGTAGTTATTGTATGGTTTTTATATCCCATAAATAAAGACAGATTGCCATCTTGATTTTTGACAGTCAAGGGGTTGAAGAAATTGTAACGCCACGGTATTTCATTCTTGGTTAAGTTAGGCACTTCTACTTTAATGTCTGAAGACAAAGCCTTCATGTAGTTATTAAGTTGAGGAGTAACTTTAGCATAGCTACGATAAATAATTACATTTCCAGCTTTATACAGATTGTTTAGGAACCTTTCAGATCTTTCCTTACCGTTTACATTTCTAAACCATTGTTGATAGAACTTTTCAACGCTTTTATCGCGGTGTACGATGTTAATACCTTGACTGCCAAAATCACCCATCAAATCAATAATGTTGCGAATGATTCCAACTTTATCATCCTACGCTGCTGATTAGGAACTGCTTCGCCGGGACGAAATGCATAATAATCATTAGCGTTAAATCCGGGTCTTACTGAGCGGTTTGGCTCGATATCTATAAAGTGTCTATAAGTACTACCTTGAGTCTTGCCTAAGCCAGTATAAGCATCTACGCTATCTGACATTTTAGACATAGCATCTGTTTTGCTTTGAGAGTCGTCGTCTGACCAAGTAATCATGTCGTCGCTCATTATTTACCTCAATTGGAATGTAATTGGATTATACTAATTAATACACGTTTTTCATGCCATCTTCAAACCAAGACGGCGCAG